TGGCAGAGCACGCAATTGCTGGAGAGTGTATCATCCAACGCAACTTTAAGTGGTTTGTGCACAAGCTTGCAGGCTACGCTGGCAGTAGTGCAGTGTATGTCGAAAAGGAGTTTGAAGAGGGCTTTGTTTTCTCCTAAAGTGTAGCAAACTCTCAGGGGGCAGAGTATAAAGCCCCCACCCATTCAATCGCCACAATGTTATGACAATCCGCATCTCTTTTCTTGCACCTTACCCTCGCTTCAATGGTGAGAGAAAGCATCAGGAATTTGCAACGATTGCAGAGGCTAAAAGTATGATCGACTTTTATGATTCTCTGGGATATTATGATCCTAAGATCGAAACTTTTGTGGAAAAAGAATAGTTAAAGTTTTATGACAGGGGAGCCACAGCAGCTCCCCACGGCATGGTAGGATAGGTGAAACCGGCAGAGGGTCCGAAGCCCAGTGACGATAAGTGAGCCACGCTCACCCTGCCATAAATTAAATTTGTGAATGAATGTAACAGGATCCTGACATTGGGTCGCGGTGCGGCTGCCGATCGCCTACACTTTAGGAGTCGTCAGGGATTCCTTCCATGCCTACCGCCACCGCCACCGATCGCGCCGCCGCCCTCTCCCGCGCGGCAGCTCACGCCGCCCTGCGCGATCCGCAGCAAATGACCGTAACCGCGCGCGGCGAGCTTGTGAGCTTTAGCAGCCGTCTTAGCGACGATGCCGCGCAGGATCTCCTGCAATGGTGCCAGGGATCGTTTGCACGGTCTCTTTATCAGCAGTCGCGCGATCGGCAGCTGTCAGCCTCCCAGCTGGCATGGGCTCACAAGCTGTCCACGGATCTCCTGCAGGCAGAATCTGCAGAATCCCAGAATAGCGGTGAACCGCAATTTGGCCGCCTATTTGAGGTGTTTAAGGCCGCAAAAGCTCGCGGATTGAAGCGTCTCACGCTGCGTTTGAGCGGTGTGAATGTAAAGCCTAGCCGTGATCTTACGATGCTGTGGGTTACTTCCCAAACAGAAAAAGAGGAAGGTAATTATGGTTTGCAACCCAAGTATCTGGGTAAAGTTACACCTAACCGCCTAGATTCTCGCCTCTCCGATGATGTCAAAGCCGTGCTACTTGAGGCAGCTGCTGATCCTCTCACCGCTGCAATCCGGTACGGTCGTGAAACCGGCAGCTGCAGCTGCTGCGGTCGTGATCTCACAAATGCCGAGTCGATTCGCCTAGGAATCGGTCCTATTTGCCGTGAGAAGTTCGGCCTCTGAGTATAGCTAACTGTCCTGGGGTACGACATTAAACTGCCCCACAATCCCATCGCTATTTGATCATGACAATCGCAACTCGTGGCACCATTGTTTACACTCCCACCGTTAAGGATTGGGTTGGTTTGTATCTCGAACTGTTTGAGGTTGTTTTCTGTTTTATGGTTGCAATCCTGCGTGAGTTTGTATCACTTACTGTGCAGGCAGTTAAGTTTATTGAACAGTGGCAAGAATGGCGTTGGTTTGGTAGGTTGGGACCTGTAGAAGTTGGCTTCGATTGTCAACAACAATGGGATGATCTAGAGGTAGTTTGGTTTAGTTGGGATCGCAATTGCAAGGGGTTTAGCGTATACTGGTGTCGTCAAGATGGTTGGGTTAAGGTGAGCTGGTAACAGGTATTTCACAGGTGCACAGTATAACTAACCGTGCACCTGTATTCTTTATAGTATTAAAACCGTATAAAGGTATAAAGTGACAGTCTAGAAAGTGTCACAGGGACAGTTGCCCGATCGCCCATGCCGTGGTAGGGTTGGGCCATGCGTTAAAAAAGATGGGTCCCCATAAGCTATAAAGCTATCCACTCGCCTCATAAGTATCAAACGCATAAAAAAATCAAAAAACCCCCACAAGAAAAAAAATTCGCCCACTATAAAAAATATTTCCAGACCTCATGCTAAAAGTAAACACAAAAACAATCTCTGCCAAAAAAATCCGCCGCCAAAAAAATCCCCCAAAACCTTATTGGAATTTTTGGAAAGTTGTGTTTGCTGGTTGGTTAATTCGTTATCCGAAAACTTGCATAAAATTAATTGGTTTACCAATCGGATTCCTTTTAGTGATGATATATAATGCAATCAAATAAAATACCTTATGAATAAGATCTATCACATCTATGTAAGAAATGAATGCATTTACCATTCATTACCAAAAGAAGATTTCGATAAACTGTGGGATTTCGTGAAAAAGCTCACATGGCTCACAGAGATCGATGAAACTGATATACAATATGAAGAGGTCACAATAAACAAAGAATTTGTTCTAAATTCTTCCTATTGACAAATCATAAATAGAACGCTAAAATTGAATTGGAGTTTATTTTAATCCATGGCAAAAGGTTTTACTGTAAAAGCAAAAGCACCCACTACTGAAAGAGCAGAAGAGTGGGACTACGAAAAAATTAAAGAACGCATGAGAGGCAAAAGCATTGTATTTTGTCTACCAGGAAGAGGATGTTCATTTACTTTCCTCAAGGCATTTGTCCAATTATGCTTTGATCTAGTACAAAATGGAATGAGTATTCAAATTTCACAAGACTATTCATCCATGGTGAACTTTGCTCGTTGTAAGTGTCTAGGTGCAAATGTACTTCGTGGACCAAAACAGATTCCTTGGGACGGCAAATTACAATATGATTATCAACTATGGATTGATAGTGATATTGTTTTTGATTCTAGCAAATTCTGGCAACTTTGTGATTTAGCACTACCAGAAGAAGGAGAAGAAAAGGAAGTAGTTGCTGGCTGGTATTGTACTGAAGATGGTCGCACTACATCAGTCGCCCATTGGCTCGAAGAAGAAGAATTCCGTCAGAATGGTGGAGTTATGAATCATGAGACTATCGAGAGTATCAGTAAGCGTCGTAAGCCATTTACAGTTGATTATACTGGATTTGGTTGGGTTCTGATTAAAAATGGAGTATTCGAAAACCTTGAGTATCCTTGGTTTGCTCCAAAGATGCAACAGTTCGAATCTGGTGCAGTACAAGATATGTGTGGAGAAGACGTTTCATTCTGTCTCGATGCAAAAGAAGCAGGATTTGAAATCTGGTGTGATCCACGAATTCGAGTTGGTCACGAAAAAATCCGTATCATATGATCAATATCCTATACAAAGGAAGAAAAATTTATACAAATCTTACAGAAGAAGAATCAACAGAGATTCTTCTTGAACTCGCAGAAAAGTCTTACAATGGCGAGATTGATGCAAATGAAATTGAATTGGAGGAAGTTTAATGGCAAAAATTAAGAGTCTGAGTGGAGCAGTACACATTGAATCCAAACCCAAAAAATCCCGACAGGGTGATGGGAAGCATACAAAGTATGCTGCATCGAGCAGGAATAAAGCTCGAAAGCCTAGCCGAGGGCAAGGGACTTAAATAAAATAGAGTTATTATAGAGTGCTACATGCACTCTTTTTTTATGTCTAAAAAGGATTATATTTTAAACTGGATTAAAGAAATTTCTGAGATTCATCCGGAATTGGGTGGGTTTTCTGTGTGTCCTTATGCCCGATTGGCCCTTTATGAGATTATAGATACTAGTGTAGAGAATATAACACCCGTTGAAGGGTATGATGTTGTTATTTTTATTATTGAAGATGATCTAAATTTAGACCAAGTTCAAAATTGGGTGGAATTTTACAATAAAAAGTACGAATCTTGGAAATTCTTTGAGGATTGTGCTACATATGACACTTACATCAACGGAATTAAAACAAATAATGGAAAATATAATCTAATTTTAGCTCAACCAAAGGAAAAATTAAGAAAATTTAGAGAAAAATTAGCAAAAACAGAGTATTATTCGCATTGGGATGCAGAATACCTAAAAGAAATACTGGAAGATGACTACGATTTGATTGACATGGGATAGCAACCCCATAAAAAGTTCTGATTTTCACTAATCAAGAGCAAAAATGACCAAAAAAGTAGACAAAAACCGAGAATACATGATGAATATGTGGGGAACTGAATACTTATCGAGCGATTATGGGTGGGAGAGTAAACTCGAAAGACAAAAAATGCTCCGTGAGATCTCAAATGATGAGTTAACACCAAAAAAACATGATTTTGTTTTACAAAATGAGTTACATTCTGTTATTCGTAATGATGATGACTATGACGATTGGGAATATGGGACAGAACCATTATATGAATTTAAAAAAATGTGAATAAATAAGATAGAAAAACATAAAATAAATGTCAATAGAACGAATAAGTAAAGAATTTAAAGACATTAGTATGTCTTTCCAAGTAAATCCTTTTACTTATGACATTATTGGCATTAAAAATGAGACTGCAATTGCAAGATCAGTTAGAAATTTAGTATTAACCCTTCCAGGTGAAAGATTCTTCAATCAAAATCTTGGTTCTAGTGTAAATAAATTACTTTTTGAAAATATGGATGATCTAACTGCTGCAAGTATTCAAGATGAAATAAGAACGACAATCAATAATTATGAGCCAAGAGTGAATTTGAGGTCCGTAGAGGTCAATCCAGACTACGATCAGAATCAATTTGACATTACTATTACATATGACATCATAGGTATTGATGCATTACCACAACAATTATCATTTGCACTATTACCAACAAGATAAATGTCCTTAGTAAATTTCACCAATCTAGATTTTGATCAGATTAAAATTTCAATTAGAGATTACCTGAGGGCAAACTCTAATTTTACAGATTATGACTTTGAAGGTTCTAATCTCTCTACCATCATAGATGTACTGGCATATAATACTTACATTGCATCATACAATGCAAATATGGTTAGCAATGAAGTTTTTATTGATTCAGCAACACTCAGAGAAAATGTAGTATCATTAGCAAAAAATATTGGATATTTACCAAAATCAAGAACATCGGCAAAGGCAGTTATAAGTTTCTTTGTGGATTTATCGAATAGTACGAAAATCCCAAAATACTTAACTCTAAAAAAAGGAGTAGTATGTACATCTCCAATAAACATATATTCAGAAAGCTATACTTTTTGTATATTGGATGACATAACTGTTCCTGTAGTCAATAATGTCGCACTATTTGAAGATATAACCATATACGAAGGAACCTATATGGTTTCTAATTTCTTGGTCGATTCTTTGAATCCAAATCAAAAATTTATTTTAAATAATGCGAATATTGATAGTTCTACAATAAGTGTTACAGTAAGAGATTCTCAACAAAGTTCAGTAAGAAGACCATTTGTATTTTCTCAGAACATTATTGGGATTAACGAAAATTCAAAAATATATTTTTTACAAGAAGTAGAAGACGAAAGATATGAACTAATTTTTGGCGATGGAATATTTGGACAAAAATTAGAATCTGGAAATGTAATAGAGGTTTCATATTTAATTTCAAATGGAGATGCAGCAAATAGAATTTCTACATTCAATTTTATAGGAAAAATTACAGATGATACTAATTCTGTTTTGACTGGTGAAGTATCGTTGGTAACTACAAATGTCATCTCTGATGGTGGCCTAGAAAAGGAATCAATTAGCTCAATTAAAAAATATGCCCCAAGATTATATTCTGCATATAATAGAGCAGTAACTTCATCAGATTATGAATCAATCATAGCAAAAATATACCCAGAAACAGAATCTGTGTGTGCATATGGAGGCGAAGAGTTAGATCCACCACAATATGGTAAAGTTTTTATAGCAATAAAACCAAAGTATAATGGTACTTTTTTATCAAACACAATAAAAAATAATATACTAAATGAATTGAAAAAATATAGTGTTGCTGGAATTTTGCCTCAAATTATTGATTTAAAATATCTTTACATAGAAACAGACTCTGATGTATATTATAACAAAAATTTAACCTCCAATGTGAGCGATATATCAACACAAATTACACAAAATATAACACTATATTCAAAATCAAATGACCTAAATCAATATGGATCAAAATTTAAATATAGCAAGTATCAGAAATTAATTGATGACAGTAACTCAGCAATAACATCAAATATCACTAGAATTAAAATCAGAAGAGATCTTTCTGTTAGTCTATATCAACAAGCAATTTATGAAATATGTTTTGGTAATTCATTTTTTATTAAAAACTGTGATGGATATAATATTCAAAGTTCTGGATTCAAAATAAGTGATTTTTCGGATACTGTTTATATTTCTGATATTCCAAGTCAAACTAATGAAGAAATAGGAGAGTTGATTCTATTCAAATTACTTGGCCCTCAAGAACCACGGGTATTGAGGAGAAATATAGGTACAGTAAATTATAAGAAGGGAGAAATAATTACTTCTGTATTAAATATAATTTCTACTGACAAAAATATGGGAGGAAATCCAATTATACAAATATCAGCGACACCAAAATCAAATGATGTGATTGGATTGCAGGACTTATATTTACAACTAGATATTAATAATGTGAAAATAGCAATGATTCCTGACCAGATATCATCGAGTGAAGATATATCTGGATCTCGTTATATTATATCATCCAGCTACACAGAAAATAATCTAGTAAGAAAGTAATGACAACTAAAAGAGTTAATATTTCATCCATAATAGAAACCCAATTTCCTCTTTTTATAAGAGAGGAATATCCACTAATAACTCAATTCGTATCTGAATACTATAAATCTTTGGACAACCAAGGACTAACTTACGATATTTTGCAAAATATCGATCAATATGTAAAACTAGATCATATTACTAATTTAATTGAATTTACTAAGCTTTCTTCTGATTTGGATTTTATATCCACTGAAATTTCAGTATCTTCTACCGATGGATTTCCAGAAAATAATGGATTGATAAAAATAAACAATGAGGTAATATACTATAAGTCCAAAAATTCAACCACATTTTTAGATTGTATTCGAGGATTTAGTGGTGTAACTTCTTTTAACAGCTCAACTACTTCGGACCAACTTGTATTTTCTGAATCTAGTTCACAAGAACATAAAACAAACTCAACTGTACAAAATTTAAGTATTTTATTTTTAAAAGAATTTTTTACAAAAATAAAGAAACAATTCATACCTGGACTAGAAAATAGAACTTTTTATAGTGATGGTGCGAAAAAAATAAACGAAAAGAATTTTATCATTCATTCCAAAGATTTTTATTCATCTAAGGGAACAAATAATTCATTTCAAATACTTTTTAAGGCAATATATGGAGATCCAGCCACAGTAATAAAACCAAGAGACTTTCTAATCAAGCCATCTGATGCAAATTATAAAGTAACAAGAGATATTGTAGTAGAGCCTATATTTGGAAATCCAATCGATTTACGTAATCGTACATTGTTCCAAAAGCAATCACAAGAATTAAAAGAAACTTTTGCTACTGTAACTGAAGTAGAAGAAATCATAAGAGACAATAAAAAATATTATATCATAAGTCTAGACTACGACTATGATAAAGATATAAATGTCGCAGGAAGTATATTTGGGGAATTTTCGATTTATCCAAAGACAAAATCTTTGGATTATGTCAAATCTAACTCTACGACAATACCAGTAGATTCAACAATAGGATTTCCGAATGAAGGGGAGCTTTTAGTAAAAGATTTTAGTGGCAATGATATTTTAATTTCTTATAAGTCAAAAAATAATAATCAATTTTTAGGTTGTAATATAACAGAAAATATTAATATAGGCGAAGATATTTGCTTAAATGTCTATGCATACTCTATCGTAAATGGGCAGGAAGTAAAAGTTAGAGTTCTTGGTGTCATCAATAATGTCAATATCCCAATAAACAGCAAGTATTATGAAAAAGAAGACGTTATAAGTTTTAATACTTTAGGGAAAAAGTATAGTGATTTCAAATACAATGATTGGATAGTAAATGTCCCAAATAAACACTTAGTAAGTAGTTTTAGTAAATTTGGATTGAATCAGATTATAATCTATACCTATGATGCTACTACTATAAATCCATCAGACGAAGTATATATTCAATTTTTCGATTCTAATTCCCAAAGATTAAAGGAAGAAATTTTTTCCGTTGTTCAAATATCACAAGATAGGAAATCATTTTATGTTACAAATGACTATAATATAGAAAAAATATATTATATAAGAAAAAGAATAAAATTATATAATGACATCATAAGTAATGTCCAAAATGTATATGGTGACAATAAAAATAATGTTTACATTACATCTCAAACTATTCCAGATTATATTGACTCAAATATAGAGAAAAGAAATTTTTCTATTGATATTTTTGGACTGTTGCAGTCATTAGAAAAATCTAAAGTTGGTGTTACAACAACTTTAAATGATTTCAATCAAGCTATAGAGTTCAGCCAAATTCATGATTATAAAGATGGCGACTCCGTTGTATACATTCAAACACCAGAAACATACACACTAATTAACGGCAAAAAAATAAACTTAAACATTTATAAAGGATTAAAAAAAAATAAAGAATATTATGTTAAGAATATATCAAATTACGAAGTAAATTTATTTAATAGTAGGTCTGATATTTATTTCTCAAAATATAATTCAATATCTTACAATAGACTATATTCTCCAGTAAATTTAAAGGAAGTATCGTATTCAGAATCAGACAAAATAAATTTATTATCAAATAATTACTTTTTTCTGTCAAATGATTTTGTAGTATTGTTTGATGATTCGAATAACGTAGAAATTTGGTACTATTCGTATGAAGACAATCAATGGGAAAAAATTAATGCAGATATTAGTGGATTTTTATACTCACGAAATTTTTTAACCGAATCGAATCAAATAAAAAAATTAAAAAACGTAGATTTAATCAAAAAAATATCTTCTCCCCAAATACCAAACATACTACAAGAAACAAAACCGGGAACAACTGGCATTTTAGTTAATGGAGTCGAAATACTAAATTATAAATCTAATGATTTTATCTATTATGGCAGTCTAGAGAAAATAGATATAGTTTCCGGAGGAGAGGAATATGATGTAATAAATATACCTTCAGTAGAAGTAATAAATGGAATATCAACAGTAACTTCCGCAAAAGTCCACCTAGAAGTTACTGGAAAACTAGAAAAAATTGAAGTTTTAGATGGTGGATTCGATTTTATCGAAGAACCAAAAATAAAAATATCAGGAGGAAATGGCATTGGAGCTGAGGCAAAGTGCAATCTAATTCCATTTAATCATGAGGTAGAATTTATTCCTTCTATATCATTTGTAAATTTAAGCACTAATGTAATTTCATTTTCTACTTATCATAAATTTAGAGATAATGAAGAAATAATATACCAAACAAATGGAAACCTTCCTATAGGTGGATTATCAACTTCTTCTACATATGTTGTAACCGTAAATGATGATTATTCCATTAAGTTACACAAAACCAAAAAAGATGCCTTATCTGGAATAGCAATTACTTTTACTTCTTATGGTACAGGAACTCAAAAAATAATTGCAAAACAACAAAAATTAAAAATTGGATCTATATCCATAATTAATTCTGGAAACAACTACAAGAATAATTATGTATCAATAACAGAATCCGGAATTAATACCCATAGAAACGTAATTGTAGCGAATGATCATGGATATTTAACTGGAGACATAGTTGAGTATAGTTGCATAGGAACAAACCCAACTGGTCTTACTACATCAAAATATTATGTCAATACACTAAATGAGAATGAATTTAGATTATATCCAGTTGGAGTTGGATCTACTGTAAAAGATTTTTATTTTAAAACTGATCAATTTTTTGATTTTGTTGACTCTGGAATAGGTACGCATGTTTTTAAACACGAACAAATAAAGGTAGAAGTAAATGGCTTGACTGGCATTTCTTCATTTTCAAAACAATTATTTAAACCAAATGTTAGACCAATATTTAGAGGAACTATTACAAATGCATACTTACAGGATGGTGGAATAGGATATGGTACATCTGAAATTTTAAATTATGAGAGACAACCAACATTTAATTTAAAAATTGGAAAAAATGCCCAATTAAAAGCAAATATATTGAATGGCACAATAAAAGAAGTATATGTCATTAATTCTGGGTCAGACTATTATTCTGTTCCTGACTTGATAGTTACTGGTTCCGGAGTTGGTTGTATATTAAGTCCAGAGTTGGAAGATGGAAAAATAAAAAAAGTGATAGTAATAAATGGTGGTTATGGGTATCAACAAAAAAATACAAATATAGAAATAAAAACATACGGAAAAAATTCCGTTTTATTTGCCAAAATTAAATCTTGGCAAATAAACTATGTTTCTAGAATACTCAATTCAAATAATTTAAAGTCACCTGATGATGGAGTGTTATACTTTGGAGAATACGATAAAATCAAATATTCTCATGCATATTGTCCAAATAAACTACGCCAAAAAATATATTCTAAATTTTTGAATAATAAAAATGATACCGTAGTTCGAGCAGACTATGAAAATTCAACATCTACAATAAAATATCATTCTCCTATCATAGGTTGGGCATATGATGGAAATCCAATATATGGACCCTATGGATATAGTAATCCAAATATAGTTGGAAACATCAGAAAAATGATATCTGGATATAAACAAAATCCAAAACTACATCCATCTAGGCCACCAGAAAAAATTAATGGAACTGTTATTTTTCCCATTGGTTCTTTTGTAGAGGATTACATTTATACTGGAAATGGCGATTTGGATGAGTTTAATGGTAGGTATTGTGTTACTCCTGAATATCCAAATGGAGTATATGCATATTTTGTCACTTTATCCGAAGATGATGACTTTATTCCTGAATTTCCATATTTCATAGGAAACCAATACAAATCAACTCCAATAATTCAAAATTTTGATCCCAGATTATCTCAAAATTCTTTTGATTATAACTCTGCAAATTTATTGAGAAATACAACTTTATACGCAATTGACTCAGAAAATTCCAGCTACGAGTTTTTGATTAATCCAGCAAAACAAATAAATCAAAATTCAAAGATTACTTCTATTCAATATTCTTCATTAGATTCGATTGAAGTGTTGACTCCCGGTGAAGATTACTCTGTTGGGGATATAGTAAAATTTGATAATACTGGAACTAATGGAGAAGGTGCTAGTGCAATAGTAGACAGAGTAAAAGGAAAAGATGTAGTAAGTATAAAAAATACTAATTATTCAATACTTGATGTTGAACTATCAAAATTAAAAAATTCAAATACTATAATTGGAATTTGTACTTTACCACATACACTAAAAGATGTTGATTTTGTTTCAATAGTTGGGAATTATGATTATAGATTAGAAAGTAATCTAAGAATTGATGCTTATGTAGGAGTAAGTTCCAATACATTAACTTTAGTTTCTGGTATATCAAGTGCTTCAACAACAGGAATTATTACCGAGTTTCAAGTTGTTGGAAATTTAACGTACCCCAATATCATTGAAAATGATTTCTATGACATAGAAGGCGAGACATTAAAAATATTACAAATAAATCAAAATTCTTCTAGTATAAAAGTATTAAGGCAGTCTACTGGAATTGCACATACAAATAATACAAAACTTGTAGAATTGACTAGAAAATTTTACTCTAATAATTTTAGTGAATATGTTACAGAAACAAGAAATAAAGAAATATATTTTAATCCTAACAATTCAGTTGGTTTTGGTACTACATCTGGTTCTACTATACAAGTAAACTATATTGGTATAGGAAGTACAACTTCACTTATTTCTGCTGGAAACATATACATCCCAAATCATGAATTATTAACAAATACAAAGTTAAAATATTTTACTAATGGTGGTTCTCCCATTCAAGTATCAAATGGAATAATAACATTTAATTTAGATACAGTAGAATCTTTATATTCAATTAAAATAACTAATAACATTATAGGAATTTCTAGTACAAAAGTAGCAATAGGAACACAATCAAATTATGTTGGAATAGGAACAACAAACAATCCATTTTTATACTTTGTTGGGTATGGAACAAGTGATAACCATAGTTTTGTCACAGATTATCCGACCCAAAAAGCAAAAGTACAAAAAAATACAATTACAGTTTCTACAGCGTCTACTCATGGGTTATTAATAAACGATTTAATCGACATATCGGTAATTTCTGGCGTTTCTACCAACATAAAAATACAATATAGTGACAAAAATAGGAGATTAACGTCAAAAGAAAAGGCATTTTCTGGAATAGATACTTCTACAAGTATTTTTACTATAAACAATCACAATTATTATACTGGACAACCTTTAATTTATAAGTCTCCATCTCCACCTCCAAATTTAAACGATGAGTCAATTTATTATGTAAATGTCATTGACGAAGATAGATTCAAAATTTCAAAAACATATTATGATTCATTTGTAGAAAATAAAACTATACAGATAAGCACATCTTCTTCTGGTGAGTTTAGACAAATAAACCCACGTATTTCTCTTATAATAGGACAAAAAGTTATTTTTGATCTGTCTGATTCTAGTTTATCTTTCAATGATGGATTTGTTAATGTCCCTGCTTTTACTTTTGACATTTATTATGATCAAAATTGTAACCAAAAATATTATTATAATAATGTTGGAAAATTAGAAGTAATCAAGGCAGGTAACATAGGGATTGACAGCGGAGCAAGATTGGAATTAACTATATCGGATGAAACTCCAAAATCATTATATTATAAATTGAGTCCGGTATTTAGTGACGTTTTACCAGATAGTAAAAAAGAAATTTATATTGATAGTTCAGTATATCAATATAATATGTTAAACATATTTGATAGTGATTATTCTGGAATTCAATATATTACTGGGATAGGATCAACAACGTTCGAATATCAATTAAATTATTCTCCGGAAATTGGAGAATATAATAATCAGAATGCTAAGTTGAACTACCACACAACTTCCAGAACTACATTAGGTGGAATACAATCAATAAAATTAATCTCTGGAGGGAAATATTATGAAAAATTACCAGGAATAAGTTCAATTACTTCATTAAATGGAAAAAATGCTATAATTCTCCCAATAAGTAATTCAATTGGAAAAATAAAATCTACTTATTTAAATGATATTGGATACAATTACTCTATTGATCCTACAATTAGACCTACAATAACTCTACCTAGAATTGTAAGGATAGATCCATTTTCAACTATTGATAATATAACTTGTACTTTTATAGGAAAAAATTATAATTATTCCCCAGAACTAGTTGTAATAGACTCCATTACAAATAATGTAGTAAACGACATAATCTTAGAATTTGATCATATCACTGGAAATGTTTTAATACTCAAAAATTCAAATGGATTTAATGGTGCTGAGCCAAAAATTATATCAATAAACAATTCAAATGGAATCGGAATACATTCACTATCTTACAATCAGTCTACTAAAATAGTTACTGCATACTTACAAGAAGAATATACAAATATAAATGAATTTCCAATTTCAATCCAGGATAAAATTTTTATAGAAAATACAGCAATATTGGAAACAGATCCAAATTACATAGGTTACAATTCTAGTGACTACAATTATGAATATTTTCAAGTTACTGGAATAACAACTTCTATAGGCGGAAATAGAGCATACGTTCAGTATGATATGTCGGAATACACAAAAATAGATAAACAAATGGGAACTTTTGATTTTATCGGATCAAAAGGATCAATGGTAACTCAAAATAGTGTTCCAAAATTTAAATCAACAATTAAAGTGAATTCATATTTAATTGGAGAAAAAGTCAAATTTGACAATTTTGTTGGACAAATTAATAGTTGGAATGAAAAAACTAATTATGCTAAAATACAAACAACATCAGAAATAAACCTAAGTTCATTATTAGTGGGACAAACTTCTGGATCAATTGGAAAAATAGTAGAAATAATAAATTTTGAATCTGATTGTAATATTGATTATTATAATATTAGAACTAAAGGTTGGGAGGGCATATCTGGATTCCTGAACTTTAATTCTCAACGTTTACATGATAATGATTACTATCAATATTTTTCATATTCGGTAAAATCTAGAATTCCATTGGAAAATTGGAGTGAATTAGTTGATTCATCTGTGCATACAATTGGATTTAAAAAATTTAGTGATCTGTCTATAGAATCAAAACCTACTGAATTCAGTGGAATATCTTCTACTCAAACTCAAGGTTCTTTTGTAGGAATATCGAATCTAAATACCGTTATAGACTTGGAATCTATTAATGATTTTGACCTTGGATTGGAAACAAATGTATTTGAATTAAATAGTAATGTAGTTTCTGATGAAATTACATTCAACTCTACAATATTACAGGATTATTCCCAATCTATAGGAAATAGAGCGTTAATAATAGATGATATAAGTAATGAGTTTAATACAAACAAAAAAGCAACTTTTGTAACTGCCATTAATATTTAAATTAAATGTCAAAAACCAGAGCTATAAAATTTTTTCTGACCATAAAAGACGAATCTTATACTGATAGAGTTCAGTCATCAATATTAACATTTATATATGATAATAATGATTTATTAGTAAATGATTATGGAAAAATATACACAGATGATGATCTTGGTGATTTTTCTGTATCTGCAATTTCAGATCAAGCGATTTTGGATTTTATCCCTTCAGATAATAGAATCAATGAATATAGCTATGGATACATTTATTATGATACTAAAAAATTCATTTCTGGTTCTTCATTTTTAAATTTGGGGAATTCTGTTAGTATAGCAACATCAAATACATCAATATCATCCGGAATTTCCACCACTATATTTAAAATCCCAGAGAAATTCGATTCTTCTAAATTGATTGTCGAATTATCTGGAGATAAAAATAAATATGAATTCATAGAAATAAATTTAGCTAGTAAGTCTTCTGGAATATTTTATTCAGAATATGGCAGAATAAATTCTAATGCAAATCCTTTAACTGGAATAGGAACATATCACTTTTATAAAGATGCATCAAACAACATTAATGTAGATTTTCATGCTTTTGATCTTTCAGAAAATTATACTTCAAATGTAGTTTCTGTGTCACTTGCAAAAACTGATTACGTGGGAATTGACACCAACCAATTAAAATATGCAAATATTTCTTCTAATGTAGTATCGATTGCAGCATCAACTAGTCCAACTCAACAAGTAATATCTAATTATCCAATAGACTATCAATCTGCATATTATTTAATTAAAATAAATGACGTAACTAATGATAGAATTCAACTTTCTGAATTACTAGTGTTGAATAATTTAACAGAATCGGTATTTGTAGAATATGGAAAAGTTACTTCAGATGGTGATCTAGGAGTTTTTGATACTCTTGTGTCTGGTGTGTCGGAATTATATTTTACTCCAAATCCAGATATAGAAGTACAAATAACAATATATCAACAATTTGTTGGATTTACGCAATTTGTTAATTACCCAAAAAAGATAGATTTAAAAAATTCAAATATAGTCACATCAATAAGTAAATTTGGTTATGGAGATGACGAGAATAATAGAACTAATTTTGAGTTAACGCACAAAAATGTTCCAATATTTGAGAGAATATTTGATGGAAGTAATTCTTCAATAGTAAATTTAAGTAACAATTCAATATATTTACCAAATCATTTTTTTGTTACTGGAGAAAAAGTAGAATACAGATCGGATGAATTCGATTCAAATTTAAATTTAAACTCGATAGGTATGGCATCTACTTATGTTTCTGGAATAGGGAGTACTGACAAATTGCCCAAAACATGTTACATATACAAATTTGATAATTCTAGAGTTGGTTTATGTTCTAGTCCAGAATACGCATTATTAGATCCACCCATATTGTTTGATTTTACTTCTTTGGGTACAGAAAATAAACATTATTTGACTTCAACAAAACAACATGTAAAGTCATTGATTTGTATCGATAATATTATACAGTCTCCAATTGTTGGTACTTATGTAACTACTACTTTACAACAGAATTTAACTAGATTTAGTGACGTTTTAGTTTTTTCTGGAATTTCATCATTTTTTGCTGGAGATTTAATACAAATAAATGATGAAATTATGAAAATAGAAGGTGTTGGAGTGGGCAGCACAAATTATATTACAGTAAAGAGGTCTTGGTTGGGCACTGGAATCTCATCCCACTACTCTGGTAATTTAGTAAAAAAATTAAAAGGTAATTATAATATAGTAAAAAATACGATACATTTTGATTCTGCACCTTATGGTCCATTACTACCTGGAGAAGAATACGATACATCTACTTCTACATCGATAGAATCTTTAGTAAAATCAACGTTCCAAGGGAGAGTTTTCATTCGATCTGCAGACCCATCCATACCAGAGGAAACATATGAAAAAAACTATCTTTTTGATGATATATCAAACTCTTTCAATTCAATTCAAAAGACATTCGAACTAAAGCAACAATCAGATTCTATAGTTGATTTTTATCAAGACTCTTCAATAATATTAATAAATAACCAACTTCAAACTCCAACTAAAGATTTTACTTTAAGTGAATCGGGAGGAAAAACAAATATAATTTTCACTGGGACTGCAACTTCTGCAACATATGATCCAAATAATGCTAGTATACCAAGAGGTGGAATAGTAGTTTCTTTTGGGTCCACTTCTGGTTTTGGTTATCAGCCATTAGTTTCTGCTGGAGGGACTGCTATAGTTTCAATTTCTGGAACAATTCAAGGAGTTAGTATTGGAAACAGTGGGTCTGGATATAGAAAAGATTTACAGTTAGTTAGAGTTGGGATACAGACATCAGATGAATCAACAGTAAATATACAATTTATAGGGACAGCAACTGTATCAAATGGTAATGTAGTTTCTGTGGCCATTACCAATCCAGGGATTGGATATACACTATATCCTTTAGTTTATGATACAATAACCACACAAACAGTTTCTATATCTTCCACAGAAATATTTTTAGAGGATATATCAAAAATACCAAATTCATATCCAGTATTGTCAATAGGCAATATTTTAAATAATGTCTCTATTGTGGGGATAGCAACATCTAGCGTATACATTTCAAGTTTAGATGCTCCATTGACTCCAATATCATCTAATTCTGAAGTAAAAGTTAAAACCTACAATCCACCAAAAGTAGTCTTTGATTCTCCATTGTCCTATAGTGACGTACCATTAAAATATAGTGGAAATGTTGGATTGGGAACAGAAGCAACTATAGATGTTGTTGTTGGTCAAGGATCTAGTATAATAGATTTTACGATAAAAAATTATGGATATTCTTATTCAGTAGGAGACATTTTGACATTGCCTACAACTGGAGCAATAGGAATACCAACTATGTCTCCATTTAGTGAATTTAAATTGACAGTAACAGAAACTTTCTCTGATAATTTTTTTGGATGTTCCATAGGAAATATTAGAGTATTGGATGATATATCAGATTTAATTGATAGTAAAAGAAGAATTTTCCCACTATTTTATCAAGGAAATAGGTTTTCCATTGTAGCAAAACCAGGTTCAAATATTGATGTCAAAGCTACTCTTATAGTTCTGATAAATGGAATATTACAAGAACCTGGAGTTGGATATCAATTTAACGGAGGGAGTATCATTTCCTTTGCTGAGCCATTAAAAGTGTACCCAAATGGAGAAAAAGATACATGTACTATTTTGTTTTATAGAGGAACAGATGGAATAGATGTGAAGGATGTGGATATATTTGAAACTATAAAGAAAGGAGATAACATCGAACTAGATAGTGATGAATATAATTATAGACAAAAAACAAGAATAGTAGAAGAAATTATTTCTACTGACGCAATCAAAACAAACTTATATAATGATTTTGGGATAGTAGAAAATGACGATCTGTTTAGGCCTCTAAATTGGACAAAACAAAGACAAGATCTGATAATTCAAGGAAAACATATAACAAAAGATAGATTAGTATATGAACCATCCATTTTTCCTGTCACAAATATAATAAAAAATGTTGGTATTGGAACAACTCAGATATATGTAAGAAGTTTGAAAACATTTTTTGATGGTAAGAATGAAAACAACACAACAAGTGACAAAAGCAATATAGAAATAATATCTTTAGATGCTTTAGTTTCTGCATCTGCAACTGCAACAGTCAATTCTAGTGGAGAAATAGTAAATCTTAATTTAACTTCTTATGGTAGTGGATATTATCAATCACCTTCAGTTTATATAGAGCCACCACAAGAAACTGGAACAATAGCAGAATATACTACAAATATATCAAATGGACAAGTAATTTCATTTAATGTAATTTCAGTTGGTAGTGGATATACGAGCACAAATCCTCCAATTGTCTACATATCTCCACCACAGATAAAAAAAGAAACCATAACTAACGTCAATTATTCTGGAGATTTTGGTATTATTACTGGAATTGCAACTACATCGATTGCTGGTGTTGCACAAACTGGATTGATTTTCGATCTTTTAATTGAAGCAGATTCTCCATTAAGAAATCCAAAATATGTAAATACGACCATTCAAACCAGTGAGATAAAGCAAGATTATTATTTTGAGGTATATGGTAGTAATGTTGGGTATGGTTTAACATCTATATCTAATGGGAATTCAGTTATTGGAATTGGAACAACTGGAATAGATAATATATATCGAGTGGCATCAGTTTCGATTGCACAAACTAATGCATATGGAATTGGATTAACTAATGTCGCTAAGGTTGTTGTCAGTGTCCAAGGGTATAATAATATCAGTGGACTAGGGTTTAGTGGGTTTTATGGGAATTATAGTTGGGGACTAATACAATTTGAAAGTAAGAACAGAAAAACACCAAAAGAGTTTTTGGTGAATCAAAATTATGGAGTAGTTGGTATTGACAGCACAGCTGTTGTAAGGAGAAAATCTCCACTTAAGTATTTTAATTATTTGACATAAATAATATTAAAAAATAGATAAATGTCAGCAATTATAACTGATCAAATTAGAATACTAAATTCAAAAAGTTTTGTTAGTTCCTTAAAAACGGGAGAAAACAAATTATATACTTTTGTAGGTCTCCCAAATCAAACAGAATATCAATCAAATTGGGATTCTAATCCCCCACCACCAAAAGATAGTTTTGATGATGAAAATGATTGTTGGGAAAATATGATATCATTAAAAAGAGTCAATCCGGACTCTGATGTTAGGCATGTAGTAAGAAGAACCACTTGGGAGTCTGGAACTACTTATGACATGTATAGACATGATATAAGTAGGAATAATCCATCAAAACCATCTCAAAAATTAAATTTATATCAATCCAATTATTATATTTTAAATAGTGATTATAGGGTGTATATTTGCCTCTATAATGGAGCATCACCAGAAAATAATTTTGAAGGAATACCATCAATAACTGAACCAACTTTTACTGATTTGGATCCAAAGATAACTGAGGATGGATATATATGGAAATATCTGTATACATTAAATGTAGAAGATGTAATAAAATTTGATTCTTTAAATTACATTCCGATTCCTTCTGATTGGGAAACTTCCACAAATTATGAATCAATAAGAAAAAATGCTTTAGAGAGCGGCCAAATAAAAGTAGTAGTAGTAAGAAATTTTGGAGAAAATTTAGGAGATCCAAATATATACACTAATATTCCAATTATTGGAGATGGATCTGGTGCAAAAGTTAGCATGATAGTTGGAAACGATGCAAAAATAACCTCCGTAGTGGTAACAAATGGTGGTAGTAATTATACTTATGGTACGGTGGACCTGAGTGGCATATCATTTCCATCTGAAGCATCTTTGCCCAAATTTGATGTTATCATACCACCAAAAAATGGACACGCATATGACATTCATAGAGAATTGGGAGCTTATAATGTATTAGTATATTCTAGATTTGAAAATGACCAAAATAATCCAGATTTTATCACTGGAAATCAAATATCCAGAATTGGAATAGTAAACAACCCATTGAATTATGGTTCTAGTATAATTTTAGATAGAGATGGAGTTAGTGCTACGTATGCACTTAAACTGATAGGAAAAAATTTAGTTGATGACTATAAAGGATTGACAATAGAGCCAGATTCAATAGTAACGCAAACTGTTGGGACCGGAATTACTGCAATTGGTAAAGTGATATCATATGACAATAAAACTGGAGTATTAAAATATTGGCAGGATAGGTCATTATATGGTTTCAATTTAGGTGGAGAATACGATTCTACCGGAACTAGAAAACCTGAAAATGTCTCTACTTATGGAAACGAAAAAGTTCAATTTACAAGTAATATTTTAGCTGGCGGATCTTTAGATATTTCTGGCTTTTCGTTAACTTTAAAAATAGATAGCAACTATACTGGCATAACAACAGTAATAAATAATGTTAATTATAATCTTGGACAAAGATTTACTTCTGGCGTATCCACTCCAGAAGTAAAACCAAACTCTGGTGACATTATCTATGTGGATCACAGACCAGGAATAACAAGATCTTCTAATCAAAAAGAAGATGTGAAAGTAATCTTACAATTTTAATGTATTAGGATAATCATGCCACAAAAAACTAATTTAAATACATATCCATATTTTGATGATTTTAATCCAGATAATATATATCATAAGATACTATTTAAACCTGGTTATCCAATACAAGCAAGAGAGCTAACTTCTCTGCAATCCATACTACAAAACCAAATTGAGCAATTTGGAAAATGGGCATTTCAAGAAGGAAGTCCAGTAATATCTGGAAATATTACATATAATGATAGATATTATGCAGTAGAACTCAAAAATTCTTTTAATGGCATAAATGTATTTGACTATTTCGGTCCTATTCCAGGAAAAATTATATTTGGTCAATCTAGTGGAGTAAGAGCAAAAGTAATAAGTTGTATAGGCCCACAACAATCGGAAAGAAATAATACAACGATTTATGTTAATTTTATAGATTCTGATTATACAAATTCGGAATACATTGGATTTTCTGATGGTGAGAATTTACTTTTAGAAGAAGATACGGCATTTATTATAGGAGAAAATCAAGATACAGTTCTAACAATAAGAAGAGGAGAAGCATTTGCTTCTACTATAGATAGAAATTGCAATTCTGTAGGATCCATTCTATCGATTGATTCCGGAGTATATTTTACAAGGGGATATTTTATAAAAAATGATCCACAATTTATCATATTAGATCAGTATAACAATTCACCAAGTTATATTGTTGGATTTGAAGTACTAGAAGATATTATTACAGTTGAAGAAGATCAATTTTTAAATGACAATGCAAAAGGATTTTCAAATTATGCAGCTCCTGGAGCGGACAGACTTGGTATATCACTCGTATTAACAAAAATAGGACTCGATGAAGATGTCCCGGACAATTTTATAAAGTTATTAGAAATCAATAATGGAGTCATACAAAGTATACAACAAAATCCTCGTTTAAATGAACTAGGAAAAGAATTAGCAAAAAGAACCTATGATGAGTCTGGGGATTATTATGTTAAATCTCCAACTATAACAGCAAAAGAAACATTAAATAACTTACTTGGAAATGATGGCATTTATAATAAAAATCAAATAACATTCAATGAAAATATACCAGATGAATCCTTAGGAACATATCAGATTTCTCCTTTAAAAGCATACATTAAAGGATATGAAGTTGATGTAATTTCTCCTGTATTTTTAGACTTCAAAAAGGCAAGAACAACTAAAAGATTAGAAAATCAAAGCATAGTATATAATACTGGATCGAATTTAACTTTAAACAGAGTATATGGTTCTCCAGTTGTAGGATTTTCCACTTATACTTTAAGCCTAAGAAGTGATAGAATAGGAATAAATTCTTCTTCTCCAAATGGAAAAGAAATTGGTATAGCTAGAGTTTATGATTTTTCATTAGAATCCGGATCTTACGACTCTTTAATACCAAATGCAAATCAGTGGAATATATCTCTATATGATATACAAACTTACACAGAAATATCAATAAACGAACCACTAACACTAAATGTACCTTCTTACATAAAAGGAAAATCTAGTGGTGCTAGTGGATTTTTGAGATTCAATATTTCAAATTCTGGTATATTAACTGCATATAATATTTCTGGTAATTTCATACCTGGGGAAAAATTAGTTTTTAATGATGTAGAAAATGAAAATACTAGAGTTTCTACATTAATCACATCTCATACAATAGATAGTGTAAAATCTGTATATGGATTAGTAGGTACTTCATATACTTTTTGTGCAGATACAGTACAAGATACGAAAAAATTGTTTTCAAATGTAGAGATTACTAGTGTAGATTCTACTACAGGTATTTCTACCATAAAATCCAATATTCCAGTATTTTCTGGTATAGCCAAAAATAATGATTTAGTATCATACACTTCTCAAGGAAAAATATACCCAACATATGCCAAAGTAACAAATGTAACTGCAACTACTCTTACTTTGGCTGGATTGACTACTGTAACTGGAGTATGTGATGCCCAATTGCCATCTACAAATATACAAGTAACAGATTTAAAATTACTTGGAACGAAGAAAAATACATCAGATAATGAAAATCTTTACACAAAACTACCAAAAAATGTAGTTAGTGATGTGGATTTGACTAATTCTAATTTGACTGTAAAAAAACAGTTTGATATAACTATAACATCAAACTCTACCGCAAATATATCCGCTGGCCAAAACGAAACATTTCTCCCATTTGACGAAGAGAGATATGTACTGACAACAGAAAATGGATTTACAGAAGTTTTAACAAACGACAAATTTGATATAACAACATACAATAATTCTGGCGGATCTATAATAAAATTCAATGGACTGTCAACTAGTAGTGGATCGGCCAAATTAATAGCTACATTAACTAAAACTAATGTAGAGGCAAAACTAAAAAATAAATCTAAAATTAAATCAATTGTAGTAGATAAATCTAGATTAATTGGATCTGGAATTGGAGAAACTACTATTAATAATGGACTAGTTTATGGAAACTATCCATATGGAACTAGAGTAGAAGATGATGATATTTGTCTATTACAATCTGATGTAACTAAAATTTATGGAATATTTGAAAAATCAGATAGTATAAATTTAAACTTGGATCCAACAACTCCAAGAATTACTTTAACAGAAATTAGAGGTATTTCTGGAAACACCAATGATATTTCATTAGGAGAAATTTTTGTCGGAGAAGTAAGTAATGCGGTTGGAATTTATGCAGAAAAAATTGATCTTGGAACAATAGGATTTATATATTTAAATTCAAATTCATTCATTCGTGGAGAAACGATAACTTTTGATTCGTCTCAGATAACTGCCACCGTAAATTCGACTACTATTGGGGATAAAGATATAACATCAAATTATATTTTGGATGATGGACAAAGAAATTCAATATATGATTATTCGAGAATTACTAGAAAACCATCATACAAAGAACCAATAAGAAAAATAAAAATTTATTTTGAATCATCATCTTATTCTCCATCTGATACTGGAGATATAACTACTGCAAATTCATATCAAAATTACGATTATTCAGAAATACCTAGTATTAATGGAGAAAGAAATAGTGATATTATCGATGTTAGGCCAAAAGTAACTCAATATCAAGTAGTAGAAGGTACTAGATCACCATTTGAATTTTTAGCAAGAAATTTTTCAACATCATATAATAATTCTTCAAAATATGTTCTTGCATCAGATGAAAATGTCACTTTATCTTATTCCTATTATCTTCCTAGAGTAGATAAAATATTTCTCTCGAAAGATGCTTTATTCCAATTGAAATATGGGGAACCATCAGAAACCACTCAGTTTCCATATTCTTTGGATGATTCCATAGAAATAGCTACAATTTATGTTCCTGCATATACTTTTAGTGCCAGTGATGTTTCTATAGTTAAAAATGAATATAAAAGATATACAATGGCCGATATTGGCAAATTGGAGACTAGAATAGAGAATTTAGAATATTACTCTACTCTATCTTTATTGGAAAAAGAGACTGCAAACTTAGGTATATTCGATAATAACGGAAATCCTAGATTCAAATCTGGTTTTTTTGTTGACAACTTTAGTACTACTTTATATCAACAAAAAGATACCATAGTAAAAAATAGCATAGACAGACCAAATAATGAGCTAAGACCAACACATTATACTACTAATTGTGACTTGATATTGGGAGAATCTTCCATAATATTGAATAAAGATTTGAGCATAGATATAAATTATTCAAATGATTTCATTTCTAGTAATATAAAGAAAACTGGAAAGGTAATAACATTAGACTATTCCGAAGTAGTAGAAAATACTCAGCCATTCTCCACAAGAGTAACTGAAGTTACTTCATATTCTACTGCAGAATATGTTGGAGGGATAACATTGAGTCCATCGTCTGATACTTGGATAAGTCAAAGAAAAACAAAGACTAATCTTGTAGATCTAGATGGAGTCATAACAGAAACACAAAGACAAATTATAATAACAGAGGACACGGAAGAAACTGGATTTTCTGCTCCGATATGGAATGGGGGAAGTCTATGGACAAGAGATCTAATATCAACAGAACAAATTCCTTATATGAGAAAAAGGAATATAGAATTTAGAGCGGAACGAATGAAGCCATATACTAGATTATATGCATTTTTTGACAATGTAGATGTAAATAGACATATAATTCCAAAATTAGTTGAAATTCAGATGACTAGTGGGGTCTTCCAAGTAGGAGAGACCATCACTGCAAAAATAGAAGATTCTTTTGGTTCTTGGATTTCTAGTATAGGAACAGTTCCAGAAATATTAAAACAAAAACTGAGACAAGAAGGAATTTCTATAGAAACTATCTCTGATTTGAAAAATTTAACTCTAAGTTCGAATATTGGTATTAGCACTACATCAAACAATGCAGCAGCAAATATTATTTTAGATTATTTTAGATCATCTAACTACGAGTCAGAAAATGGAGGAAAATTTAGATTGTGTACTCCAGACCATAAAATTGGTCCATATAATAGTCCAACTAAAAAATATAATGTAAATCCGTATGATAGAAGTCAAATTATACCTTCTACATATTCGACTACTTCAAGTATATTAAATATTGATACATTTAGTCTTTCATATAAGGGACAATCCAATTTTTATGGAAATATAAAGATTGGAATGAAATTGATAGGAGAAACTAGTAATGCAACTGCAATAGTTAAAGACATAAAATTAATTACTGACGATTCTGGAACTGTAATTGGATCATTTAGAATTCCAAATACAGACAATATTAATCAAATTGGAGATAGATTTACTTCAGGAGAAAAGGCATTTAGATTGACTAATAGTTCAACTAACTCTCTTATTCCTGGTGTGGTATTCACATATGCGTATGAGAAATTTTATTCTCAAGGTACATTGAATAATGTAGAGGAGTCTACTCTTTCTGTTAGTCCTCCTAGCTATGCTCCAGAAATCCCTCCGCCATTACCAATAGTATACAACTACAATTTCCCAGAATCGACTCCCCAAATTCCAAATTCGATTCCTCCAGTTATTCCATCGACTCCAGTTATTCCATCGACTCCAGTTATTCCAACAACACCACAAGATCCACAACCACAAAAAGTAATAAGTGTAAACCGAGGTGGACCAGTTTATGCGAATGGTGCCCAAAGAAGAATAGTTGAAGCATATTTGGATGCTCGTCCAAACTCAAATGTAACTACGGCACAACAAGTAGCTAATAGATTGGGTGTAAAGAATGTAGATACTCTTCCAAGTGGTTACATACCACAAAATGATGGAGATAGAATAGTTAGACAGCTACAAAAACAATTAGATGCACCAGTTGTACCTGGACCTGGATCTTCTATGTCATCTGGCGGTGGTGGCGGCGGTGGCGGCGGTGGTTCGTCAGGCGGCGGTGGCGGCGGTGGTTCGTCAGGCGGCGGTGGCGGCGGTGGCGGCA